CTTTAGATCCAAACTCTCCAAACTACATCGCAAGAGTAATTGGTGATAGAAGTAAAACAATTAGTACAGAAGGTAAGGTTTCTGAATATGGTGATTGGGCAAATCAATCAAGATATATCCGTTTGTGGAATAGTAACGATGCTGGATACAAGAATGCAAATGAAATTCCTATACAAGCAGTTCCATTCGCACATGGTGCTTATCAATTACCAATTTCAGCATCGACTTCATTAAGTGCAACAATACCAACTGCATCATTCGTAACTGCATCTGCAACTACATTCGGTGGATTGGATTTGGATAATAACGATGATAACTTGATATATTTGAAACCAATTCCTGCAGGAGCAAGTGTTGGAGCAAATGGTGCATACTCACTTGATACAATGGATGGTGTTTCATTAACTACCTCTACCGATTTATCAAAGAGAAACTTTATAGTATGTTTCCAAGAAGGTTTTGATGGTATGAACCCAGCAACTCCAATTAATTTAGGAGATGCTATTTCTGGAACAAATTCACAAGGATTTGATTTATCAACATCAACTTCAAATGGTTCTTTAGCTTACGCTAAAGCAGTAGCAGCACTTACAAACGCAGATGAATTTGATATCAATATGGTGGCAACTCCGGGTGTTATTAGAAGATTACATCCAGCGATTGTAACAAGTGTATTGGAAATGTGTGAAAACAGAGCAGATTGTTTCTATATTATGGATTCAACTTCTTGGAGTGACACACCTGCACAAGCAATCACACAAGCATCAGCAATTGATTCAAACTATGTAGCAACTTACTATCCATGGGTTAAGACTGTAGATATTAATACTAACAAATTGATTCAAGTTCCACCATCAGTATTACTTCCGGGTGTGTTCGCAGCATCTGATAACGTATCAGCTGAATGGTTCGCACCAGCAGGTTTGAACAGAGGTGGTTTGCTGGGAGCAGTTAGTGTTCAAAATAGATTGACTCAGGCTGAAAAGGATGATTTGTATGAAGGTAAGGTAAACCCAATCGTTCAGTTCCCTGGACAAGGTATTGTGGTATTCGGACAGAAAACTTTACAAGATAGACCATCAGCATTGGATAGAATCAACGTAAGAAGATTGTTGTTAACAGTTAGAAAGTTCATCGCATCATCTTCAAGATATTTGGTGTTTGAACAAAACTCTGCAGAAACAAGATTGAGATTCTTACAAATTGTAAATCCATATTTGGAATCTATCCAACAAAGACAAGGTCTTTACGCATTCAAAGTTGTAATGGATGACAGTAATAACACTCCGGATGTAATTGATAGAAACATTCTTAAAGGTGATATTTACTTACAACCTACGAAGACTGCGGAATTCATTGTACTTGATTTCAACATTCTTCCAACGGGAGCAACTTTTGAAGGATAATTTAAAAAGTATATATTTATAATAAATAAAACGTAAAGTAAAATGCCAGAAATATTAAATTTTAATAAAATCTTCTATACAACTTTTGAACCAAAGTTGGCTCATAGATTCATCATGGAAGTTGATGGTATAGAATCATATCTTATAAAAACAGCATCTAGACCAACCTTCACATCTGAAGTAGTTGAATTAGATCACATTAACGTAAAAAGAAAAGTAAAGGGAAAATCTACATGGGAAGATGTTACCATTACTCTCTATGACCCAATTGTTCCATCTGGAGCACAGCAGGTAATGGAGTGGGTAAGACAATCACATGAATCATTAACCGGTAGAGATGGATACGCAGCGTTCTATAAAAAAGACCCTGTATTCTACGCACTCGGACCAGTTGGTGATAAGATTGAACAATGGACTTTGAAAGGAGCATCCATCACATCGGCAAACTTTGGTGAGATGGATTGGTCAAACGCAACGGATCCAGTAAGTATAGAATTAACGTTAGCATACGATTACGCTATTCTTGAATACTAATCTTAATAAAACCAAAAAAGAAAGGGGAAGTAGAAATACTTCCCTTTTTTATTTTTTTAAATTTCATATACTTATAATAAACAAACAAAAGTTATATTACTATGGAACAAAACGTAGAGCAACAAGTTACAAGAGGTTTAGCACAAACTAAAACGGAATCACCAGTTATTCCTAAACAAAATTACCCATTCGCAACAGAAACAATTACATTACCATCTAAAGGATTAGTATATCCTGAAGGAAGTGTATTAGCAAATGGTGAAGTTACAATGAAACTACTGACTGCAAAGGAAGAGGATATTTTGACTTCAACAAATTTAATTAGAAAGGGAATTGTTTTAGATAAACTTTTAGAATCAATTTTAGTTGATGCAAATCTTAACATTAATGATTTGATTATTGGTGATAAAAATGCTATTCTAATTGCAGCTCGTATATTAGCATTTGGACCAGAATATAAAGTAACGATAACAGACCCACAAGAAAATGAGCCTGTTGAAATTTCAGTTGATATGTCTAAACTTAATACAAAAGAAATAGATGAATCAAAATTGAATAGAAAAAATGAGTATGATTTTGCTTTACCTAAATCAAATGTTGCCATTAAGTTTAAAATAATGACACATGGTGATGAAGTGGCGGTTTCAAAAGATGTTGAAGCATCAATGAAAATAATGAAACAAGGCAATGATATACAAGCTCGTTATAGAAGATTAATCGTAGAAGTAAATGGTAATAGAGATGCCGGTTACATTAGTAATTTTGTAGCAAACCAATTATTGGCGGCAGATTCAAAATCATTAAGGAAGTATATGAATGAAATTACTCCTGATGTAGATTTGAAATTTGATTATACATCTCCATTTACTGGCGAAACGGAGGCGCTAAAAGTCCCAATAGGGGTTGACTTTTTTTACCCTTCCGAGTGATTACGGAGTTTACCTACACAAAAAAATATTTAGTATGATGTACTCATCCAATGGAGGATTCAATTGGACTGATTTATATCATATGCCTACACATTTAAGAGAATTTTATTGGAAAGAATTACTTGCTGCAAAAGATACCGAAAAGGAAATGTATAGTAAAGCAAGTAAGAAAGGAAGTTCAGCATCTTCTATTGCAAGAAGAAGATAAACTCATTTATATTATATTTATAGTATAAAACATTAGTATTATGCCTATATTAGTAGAAAAGAATGTATTTCAAAAACTATTCAATGCCTTTTTAGGTGCCAAATCTCAAAATAAAGAAAAACAATTTATTTCAAAAATAAAACATTCAAATCCTGAATTAGGAAATGCTTTTTCAAAAATAGATGATATTCTAATACAAAGACAATTATCATTAAAAACATCAATGGAAAAATTGGGATTAGATACATCTGATATAGATAATTGGTTTAAAAAATACTACGATACAAAATAATTTGTAATAAATGGCAAAAAATAGTGGAAATTTTGGTGGTAATACAGCAAAAAATCAAGAAAAAATACTTGCTTATTCAAAGCAAATAGAAACTTCCGAACAACAAAATGCGGATTACAGTCGTGATATTAGTTACTGGAAAGTAAAAATTAAAGAAACGGAAGAAAAAATAAATAAATTATTAGAAAATAAAAATAATCTTACAAAAGAAGAAAAAACGCAGTTACAAACATTAGAGAAACTTAAAAAAGATGGTGAAAAAACTTTAGAAAGTGTAGAGAAAAAATACAAAGCAACTAGTGATTCGGTTGAAAAAATAAAATCAAAATTAGAGCAACTTGAAAATGTAAACACAAATTTGGTAGATGGTACGGATGAGTATGAACGCACTTTAAGAAGTATAGGAAGTATGTATGGTGAAATAAATTCCGTTTATAAAGAAAGTGAAAAAATTTTAGAACAAAATAAAACTGAAATTTCTGGAATAATTAGTATTACAGGATTATTAAATTCATCGAATAAAGATTTAGTGGAGGGCATATTAAGAGCTCAGACTGGTTATAGAGGAATTACAAATTCAATAGTTGAGAATATAGGTACATTAGAAGATTCAGAATCTGCTTATAAAAGAATATCCTATGAAATAGAAGAACAAAAAAAATTAATTGGTGGATTAGCAAGTGAATTGGATAACATAGATAAATCCGATGAAACGCAATTAGAAGTAGCAAAAGAATTAAAAAAACAATTATTAGAGCAGGCAGATGCATTGGGTAAAATGAAAGTTGCTGCAGCAGAAGTTTCAAAAGAAATGCAAAATTTGGATTTCTCTGCTGGGCAAATTTCCAGTACAATGCTTGGTGGTTGGATAGATGATCTTTTGAAAATAACAAAAGTATTAGGAATAACTGATTTTGGAAGTATCGGAGAAGCATTTCAATTAATTGGAAAATCGGATGCACAAAAAACCTTATCAGATTTAAAAAATGTAAAGGATGTTAAAATAGAAACTCCTGATCAAAAAACTGTTGAAAATTTAACAGAAGTAAAAGATACACAGATAAAAGTACCGGATGAAAAAACTGTTGAAAATTTAACAGAAGTAAAAGATGCACAAATAAAAGCACCCGATCAAAAAACTGTTGAAAATTTAACAGAAGTAAAAGATGCACAAATAAAAGCACCGGATGAAAAAACTGTTGAAAATCTGACAGAAGTAAAAGATGCACAAATAAAAGCACCCGATCAAAAAACTGTTGAAAATCTGACAGAAGTAAAAGATACGCAGATAAAAGCGCCCGATCAAAAAACTGTTGAAAATCTGACAGAATTAAAAGATGCACAGATAAGTGCACAAAAAGGAAATCCAGTTGAATCGGTTATTACAGGTGGACCTATTGAAAAACAACAAACGGAAGGAATACAGAGTCTTGGTCAAAGTATGCAAACGGTTGCAAAAAATACAACACCACCAAAAACAAAGTCAACCATTGCAAGGTTACAAGCAATGGGAACAAAGCAAGCAAGAAAAAAAGAAGCAGCAGAAGGATTGGGGTTGGATATACAATCAGAAGGAGCAAAAGTACAAACCGAACAACTTGCTAAAGTATTTAGTGATGCCGCACCTACAATTGATAAATCCGATGATGCACAATCGGTTATACAGGCACAACAATTATCTGAATTAAATAAAAACGTACAAGAATCCGAAATTTCTGGTAATAAAATTGAAAAGAAACAAACTGATGTTACAGGTGCCGCAGCAGGAACAGCTGCTGCAGCTGCAGCAACTGCCGGTACAGCCGGATTAGCAGCTGCAGCAACAGGTGTGGGTGTAGTGATTGCTGCAGCAATGTTAGCAAAACAAACGGCTGAATATGAAGATAGTATTGAGGCTGTTGTAGATAAATTTAACTGGATAAATCAAACCTCACAATATACATCTGCGGAACTTTTACAACAACTTGTAACTCTCAAAGGTATGACCTCAGAATCAGATGCTTTGGTTGCTTCAATGAGAGATACCGAAGAATATAGAAAAATGTTATTTGAATATGGTGCTAAAGCTCAAATGAGAGAAAGACAAAATTTAGAATCCGATTATTTTAATTATAGTAAAGGAGTTTATTTTGATTACTTTAACTACCAACAGTCATTAGCAAAGGATGATTTGGAATATAGAATAGGATTAGAAAGAGATGCTTTAAATTTCCAATTCCAACAACAGTCTGCAAATTTAGATGCAGAATTGGAAAGAAGAAAAACATTAGCACAAAGTGCTATGAAGTTTATAAAAGGATATGCAACAATATCGGAAAGAGCTCTAAATGCCATAGGTTCTTCAACTAAAGCAATAATGGATGCTATGAAGCAATTTGGTGCTATACTTGAAGTTTCACCTAAACAATTATTTAGATTAGTTGAAAATGCACAAGGATTAGCATACGCATTAGGAACATCTTCTGATCAGATTATGAACGTTTCGCATTTGTTTAAACTAACCAGTAATACCTCTGAAGAAGTTGGACAAAGATTGATTCAAGGATTAATGAAAGTAGAAGAACAAAATGCAACATCTATATTTAATGAAATGGCAGAAGCTAGTGCCGATATTTATAGATTAATGTCTGCAACACCAAATGAAATTTACAAACAGACAGCCGCTCTCCAAAAAGCAGGAGTTAAATTATCTACAATGTTAAAGGCATCAGATACTATGGTTTTAAATTATAAAGATAGTATCAAAG